TCCTGCTACTCCAACCTTTTTTAATTTAGCTACTCTGTTTCTTTCTGCGGCATTTGTTGTACCAGATTTGCTTAGTGCTCTATCTACAATAGCTGTAACCTGATCTATATTTCTAGAAGCTTTAATGTTACCAGCTCTTAATAGAGCATCTAGTTTTCTATCTCCGGCTGAAGATCCAACTAATTGTTTAACACCTTTAATTCCTCCTAGTGCAGTTATCTGTTCTAATATAGCATCAGTTAAAGACTGTCCTTTTTCTTGTGCTAGACTTGCCACACCACCTTCTGCAAAAGCTTGTATTAAACCTCCTAAATTTTTATTATCTAAAGATTCGAAACGAGATCTTTGTAATTTACCAGAATTATATGCTACTCCTATAGAACCAGCATCTAAATTAATATCTTTACCTTTTCTATTACTAATTAAATTTTGTCCAGTTAAAAGTTTATGTCTTAATAATTTACTCAATAAGATTTTATCTTTAGTGGTTTTTTGTCTATTCCTTACTTCTACTAGTCCTAAATTGCTATCAATAATATCTATTGGATAATTACCTCCTTTTAATGTTCCCCCAATAATATTATGAACTTTTTCTTCAAATTTACTAAATCCTATATTTGGATTAGCCTTAACAGAGTATTCATTTTTATTAAAAGTAATTAAATCACTATCTGTCAAATAATATCCTGATAAAAATTCTTTTTCATCAATATTAGAATTAGCAGATTTAATCCTACTTCTAAGAGTAGGAACATTTTTAAGATCAGATGCTTTTACTGGTCCTCCTTTAGCGTATTTATTTAATTTTTCAAGATTTCTAGATCCTAATTTTTTGCTAGCCTGTTTGTTAATAACAAACTCGCCCGGCTCCAACATGGCCGATACGCTATCTCCATTTCCACTTCCAGGAACACTTCCACCGCTACTAAAACCTAAAACTCTACCACCAGTACCAAATGCTCCTCTTTGAGTTGATAATCTTGCAAAAATATTTATTGCACTATTTAGTCCTCTAGATAAACTATTAACAGCATTTATTAAAGAATTAAGTGTTGTTGTATTATTATTTAACGATGTAATATTATTAGTAATAGCAGTTGTATTAGCAACCACAGTAGCATTATTTAAAACATTTTGTTGAGTTCCACCACCACCACGCCTACCTCCACCACCAGTACCGCCACCACCAGTAGCAGGAGTATTTGGTGTTGTTCCTCCTCCTCCTGCTCCGCCACCTCCTCCACCAAAAGAACCCAAAAATCCTCTTCCATATGACATAGCCGCTTGGGTTCCTCGTATAGTTCCTAGTATAGCTAAATAAGGAAGAATAGGCTTAAAAGCATTAGCTACAGATATCAAAGAACTTGCTAGTCCTAATGCTAAACTAGTAAAAGTTCTAAAAGTACGAGATTCCCCTAGTGATCTTACAAAACTCAAAAATTCTTCTCTAACTTTTGTAAATTGATTTGCTAAACTTAATTGGGCCTCGGCCGCATTTTTTGCTAAACTAGCACTACCAGATTGAGCAACTTTTAATGCTTGTTGTGCAACAGCAAACTGTTGAATTAATGGAATCACTTTACCGATTTGTCGAAATCCACCAAGTTCTTCGATTATTTGACTATATCTTAAATCTCGTGGATCAAGATTGCGTAATCCTCTATTTAAAAGCTCAACAGCTTTATAAGGACCAACGAATTTACCCTCTAAGTCTGTAAGATTAATTCCTAATTCTTTTAAGAAATTAATAGTACTACCACGTTGTAGTCTAGTAAAGATAGTTCGTAAACCAGTAGCGATAGTTTCTGCACTTTCGCGTGTTGTTTGTCGAACACTAGTAAATACTGCTACGAATTCATTCAAAGCATCAGTACCTTGACTAACCCCATTACTAGCAGCAGCAAACACACCACCAGTACGCTGAATAGCAGAAATAATATCTCCAGCTTCAACAGCAAAAGCAGCAGCAACAGCATTAATACTACCTAATGCGCTTTCTAGTTGATTAGCACCAATATTAAACTGTCTCATAGCAGCAATACTACCTTCAACTGTTCTGCTTAAATCATCAAATGATGGAGCCAAGCTGGCTTTAGCTAATGCTTCCAAAGCAGTTTTAGTTTGATTTGCAGTTAAACCAGCTTGTGCTAAAGTACTAGATACATTAATCAATTCACTAGAACTAACTCCAAATGATACTGATAATCTACTAATTTCACTAGTTAATCCTTTGAGTGATTGAGCACTTTGTCCAGTAACCTGTACTAGTCTTATAAGTTCTTTATCAAACTTAACAAACTCATCAAAAGCTGATGTAAATGCTCTTGTTAAACCATAAATAACACTAGTAGCACCAGCAAAAGCAGCAAAGCGTCTAACCGCTAATGCACTTTGACGACCAAATTGTTCCATAGAATTAGTTGCTTGTGGTAAATTATTATTAACATTATTTAATGCATTATTAACGTTATTAATACCTCCAGTAGCATTATTTGTTGCTCTTTGTGCATTATTAAAAGAGGTGGTAATACTATTTAAATTAGCATTAACTTGTTGAGAAATACTTGCTGTTTGAGACAATATGCCATTCAATCTTACCAAATCAGCAGTAACAGTTCGTATATTACGAGATGTATTAGGATCAATACCAACATTAACATTAGTATTTAGTCCTTGTAATTGTTGTCTAAGATTATTTATAACAGGTCTTAAATTATTAGGACCAACTATATTTAATTGTGCAGTAAGGTTAAATGCTGATGCCATAATAGTTTCCTATAATGAAAAAGGCGCTAGTCTAGTAGCGCCATTTTCTAGAGTATAAAAATTATAACTAATTTTATTCAACAACATTACTTTCTGGCAGAGGGGTAGGAATAGGTTGGGGAATTTCTGGTTCTGGAGACGGACTAGGAATTCCAACACTATTTTTTGTTTCATTATCAGTTTCCAATACAATAGGATTTCCATCATCATCTGTGAATGGTTTAAAGTCTGTAACATATTCACCATTATCATCAACCAAGTTTCCATTTTTATCAACGAACTGTCCTTTGTCGTTAATATATCTACCACTTTCATCAACCAATCTACCATCAATATCAACATACTTGCCATCTTTGTTGATATATCTCAAATTTTCATCAACCAATTTATATTTAAGCAAAAATTTATTTTCTGGCAATTTCTTTTCATAATCATTATCCAAACCATATAGCATATTGGCCAAAACCTGAGCTGCTCTTATAGCAACTGGTTCTGATGCTCTATTCAAATAGTCTTCATAATTGTCAAAGTATTTTTTCTTACTATCTTTATACACCAAACAAGATGATACTAAATAATTAAATCTAGCGTTATCTGCCTGTCCTTCTGCTGTATGATTATCCAAATTAGTACGAACAGAAATAAGATCTCTAAGATCTTCTCTTAAATTTTTCATCTTTACAGCAATCTGTTTGGCCGCATTTATACTAATACCACCTTTTGCTAACGATTTTTCTCCATCTAATATTTCTTGTTGCAAAGTGGTCATCTTTAGTTGTTTGTTATCGTCCCACAATCCTTGTTCTTTAAGAAGATCTTCTAGGCGCCCCCTAACTATACAACCAGACTTTACAGCATCAGAAAATGCTTGGTTATAAACTTTTTGGGCCTCTCGTTGTTCAACCAAAGATGGTGATTTGATTAAAAAGTCTACATCCTTAGAGTTGAGTGTTATAGTAAAGGTATCTGTTATCATTGGTTCTCCTTTTTATTTTGATTGATAATAAATTTATACTCATAATAATTATGTTGTTTTTCCAAAAAATCCTCTAGTTCATCCATAGCTAATCTCATTTGATTATTACAATGGTTAAGAATTTCTGTTCTTAATTCTTCCCATAGATCCAAATTCTCTTGTTCGTTTCTGTTGAGATTATTTTTGTTAAAGCCCCATAAAAATCCAAAATAATCTTCTATTCTAGCGATTGATCCTATCATACTGGTTTGAAATCGCTTTTTAATATTTTTGGTAATTAGATTGCTCACTTAACATTCTCCTTTATTTTATTATAACCGCCCTTGCCTTGTTCCATAAGTTTTTCTTCTATAACGTGTTCCAAATCTGTCCATGCAACTTTTCCTTTTTGCTTAGCGATATCAATAGAGGTTTTGATATCTCTCATGGTCTTAGGATCATTAAGTCCGAAAATTTGGTCTGTTTCCTGAGTGTCCTGAGTGATAACAAATAGTTCTTTTGCATCCTTAATTTTATTACCCCTAACTCTATCAAGAACCTGGTTTTTTTGTTTCTCTTTTGTACTTTTTTGTTTTTGTACTAAGAACCGCCCATCTAATGCATCATCATCCGCTATAACTTCTTCTGTGGGACATTCCGGGTGTTGCTTAATTGATTCGTACATTTTGGTTAAATTAATCAAATTTCTATAATCATCGTTAGTATTTAATGATCCATTAGGATACATACTATTATCATAGTAATATGACTTCCAAATGTCTGATCGTGCTATTTTCCTTAGCATATTCATATTAATTTGTTTTTTAAGTACTAATAATGATATTTCTTGCATAGTTCTATAATCACTATTGTGGCTCAAAAATAATTGGTCACAATGATTATATACAGTATTCATAAGTATATATTCATGTTTAATAGTACTAGCAAAAAATGGTAGGGTTAAATAATTAAAAGATTCTTTTTCTATTGACAAATTATTAATAACAGTAAATAATGAAGATATTAATTTTTTGTGTCGTTTTTTCAGATCATTATTGGTAAAATCCTTATATAGATCTATCTTAGCCTTTTCTAGTAATAACTGTTGATTTTTGAGTGAATTTTCTTTTTCATTATTCCATATCTGATTTTTTTCTAGAAACATTTTCAGATCTAGATCACTATACCATTCGGTATCAAATTTGTGATCGTCCAGAATAGAGAAATATAGTTGTTCTGCTTGGTATTTGATTTCTATAGATGGATAGATAATTTTTAATTTTTCATTATTATATTCGACATGATAATATCCACATATTATTCTGTATAATAAAATATCTATCTCATCAACATCCTGTGCTATAAACATTAGGAAATTCCACTAAACTATTGATCCCACTCACACTATAACAAACATATTCTATATTAATTTCCTGATTTCCTCCTGTTGTATCTCCACCATTATAATTAATACTCTCTAAATAAGCATCATTAAAAGATAGTGAACTAGTATTACCACTACCACCAATACCACAAACAGAAATTGTAATATCTTCTATATGACTAGAAATACTGTTGCAAATAGAGGTGTTATAGTTATTTGTATATGAATCTAAATCTTTTGAGACCACATTAAAAGTTAGTTTAGTTTCTATGGGAAATGATACCATACTTCCATATGGGGTTCTTGTGGCTGGCTCAGTAATATTCTCTCTGTTTATAGACTGGGTTATAGTGACTGTTTGTAAAACATTATCTGATGTTAATAATGATGGTAATGAACTACCACTAATATTAAAATGTCGTCTAGAGCCAACAACACTATAATTTGGAATGGGGGATCCACAGTTAGGAATAGTAATAGATGAAGATGTAGAACATATATATCGGGAAAATCCAGTATATGTTTTTTCTACATTAAAAATACCATTAATATTAAGATTGTAAACTAAATTTTGTAATAATATATATTTACATCTAATATATTTTCTAGCATCCATACATTCAACATCATCTTCACCAACCAGCATATATAAATCGATATAATTATTAGCACCAGAAATCGATGATAATGATTCTAAAGACTGAAAAGCTTCCGAAAAAGTAAAAGTAACATCTGATAATAAAGTATAATATGCTTGAGGAACAGCAATACCAGGAGATAATATATATTCTGTTCTATTGGTAGTATTAACACCAACAGATTGAACACCCGGTAATAGTGCTGATGGAAAAGATGAGGGCGTAGACAAAGCTACGCCCAAGCATCCGTAATAAATTCTATTGTTTCCCACTAGGAATCCTATTTAAATATCAGCCGCTAATATCTAAATCATTATAAGTGGTATAACTATATGTGATAGTAGCATTACCACCACCAGTGTCACCACCCTGATAATTAACACTAGTTAAACGATTACTTGGGCCAAGGTTAAATGAATAGGATGTAGTACCATCGCTTGGATCACACAAATTAATAGTAATGGGCTGAATAGCAGGTAGGTTACCACCTGTGCAAACTACATCTTGACTAACTTCAACACCATCTAAACCTGTGGCACTAACTTCAAATTCGCAAGTTACTTCTAATGGGAAGTTAACAAAGCGATGGAATGGCCCGAACTGACCTAGTTTGAACATGGTTTCACGACCAAGGTCAGCATTAATAGTAATATTAGTAATATTTTGACCACTAACTTCTACTGGTAGTACGCTATCTGTTTTATAGTGTTGACGACGCAATACTGTGTTACCACTAGCGGTTGGAGCTGTTACAACACCAGTGCTTACTGATTTGTTATCTCCAACGAAACTTACTTCTTCTGTAAAGTTGCCATCAACAGGTAAAGTATAACTTACTGATGTAACATACATACCTGTCATTTCAATAGCTGCTGTGCCACTAAGAGCAGCAGCGGTATCAGAACCAACACCAATAAGAATATCACATTGATCATTAGCATTACTAATAAGTGTACCACCACCTGTAGCCATTTTGTAAATGGTATTTTCGCCATCTAATACTTTGCTAACCGTTACTGTTACTTCTGGATTAGTAACAATGTTATCATAAATACCTAGACGACCTAATTGGAAAGCTTGTTCTAGATTAAAGTTGCTTTGGACACCAACGCTTTGAGCGCCAGCTACTGTTACTCCAGAGATTGCAACTCCTTGTGAAGCATAAAATACACGATTAGCCATATTAGTCTCCCGTATATAAGGTGTATTGTGTTATCTTATTTATACACAAACAATATGAAATTTATAGTTTTTTATGAGTCTAATTTTTTGATTATAGAGTTCAATATTTGTTGTATCTCATCAGAACACCCCAAAATACCTCTTACGATCCAATTATTATCAACCGATCCGGCAAATTGTGTTGGTACTCTCCATAGGCCAGATTCATTACTTTTCATAATACCGCCGCCAGTTCGTGAAAATCTAAATCCACCCAATACGAAAGAATACCCCATTACTATAGCGCTATCTCCTTGTAATAATAACCAATTTAACCATTCTAATTTCGAACCTTTTTCTGTAATAAAAGATGATGCTAGTAATGGTAAAATATCACTATAGTCACTACGAATAAATTCTATCTTAAAGCCGCTTTTTAAAGAATTGCCACTTATACTCACTTTGTCCAAAGATGACACCATACTATTTTCTAAAACCGTTAAGATTCTATCTAGTCTTTGTTGAGGATCAGGAAGTCCAAATTCATATTTGAGCTGTCCATTTAATAAAGATGAATACTCTGGTTGGTTTTTTAAACTACTTATTACTGTGTTTTTTATAGATTCTTTAGCATTATTGAATAGTGGTGGTAATTTTTTATTGATACCTTTAACTAAAGCTTCTAATATTTGGTCTTTAATATAAGAGTCAGATTCTAATATATCTATTTGTAATCTCATATCTTTTTCCAAAACGTAAAAAAATAACTATTATCACCTAAACCAGCAGGCTCTGGTTCTGATGTGCGACTAAATAAATTGCGAGATAAACCATTTAAAGATTTATCTACAATTAATCTATTAGTATTTTTTATTTTGGTTAAGATATCAACTTTATTTATAGTTTGAATAACTCCATCCTGTATACCAACATTAGTGTTAAAATTAATCCAGTATTTATAATCATATAATACCAGTAATTTTATGTCTTCTTCTTTTTTATCAAACAGATAACCATCTCCATGACAAAAAGGACACTGTTGACCATCTATAAATGGTACTGATCCGCCAGCTTTATATAGGTTAGCTGATCTACCACTTAACGGATCAATCTCACAATTGGAACATTGTGTTTTATCGCTATTCTCATATATCAAAGTACAGTTCAAAGCTAAACTATTATCATTAAATAAAGAATCTATCATAGCCTTATATAGTTCTTTATGTTGAGCTGTAATCATAGTTATGTACTAACTTGTTCGCTAAAAGTTATAGTGCCTTGAACAACTCTGGTAGTATCCCCATTAGAATTTATAATCTCAATATCATAAACTCCTACTGGCACATTTATGCGTCGTGTAATTTTTTCTGGTATATATAAATCTATAGAAGATGTGCTATTATTAATAGTAATTAATCCATTACCAGAAGATAAATAGACTAAATCAGTAGTATCAGAATAATTACTCTTAATAGAACTTCGTACAGAATACCCACTAAGATCAGCTAAATTACCATCTAAAGTTAATACAAAAGATAATTTAAAAGTTGTTCCTTTATTAATTATCAAATTTCTTGTTGCAGTAGCGAAACACTCATCACTAACTGATGGATTATTAATAGCATTAAAATTGGTGATACAAAAAGACATAGTATCCTCATATTTATGGACTTATGTTAAATTACACCAAAGTATAGTGCTATATTATTACTTTTGATCAGTTTGTTCTACTGGCTCGCCGATCAAGTTTTTGAGTTTTTCGTAAAGCTGAGCAACAGCAGTTAAATCAGAAGCTTTAAAAAGTCCTCGTTGAGTTGCTAAATCAATAATAGTAGCTAAATTAGCTAAATCATTCTTATTTAATTCCATAATATTTCTCCTAATTAAACTCCAGAAGGTGGAGGAGCAACCAGCCCCTGTTCTATTCCGGCCTTCCTTATATATAATAGTAATGATTGTACTATATTTGCAAGGTCGTTATCTTCAGCACTTTGGCTTAAAATATTCTTAATAAACATATTAGTACCATTATCGCCGGGCATAAATTCTGCTACTCCATCAAATACTCCAAATTTTCTTAATTTAACACGCGCCACAGCATCTCCATTAACATTAGGCGCAGATATATTTACCTCTTCTACCCAATATTTGTCATAAGTTTTTGCTGGAACTATACTTGGTTCAATAGGTTCTATATTGGGTAACATTTTATTCTCCTTCTAAAACTGATAATCTATTTTTGATATTTTGTAATTCTTGATTTGTTTCTTGTAATGCTTTAATTAAAAGTGGAACTAATTTTTCATATGCTAAACCGAAATGATCTCCGCACCGAGCAACTATGCTATCTTTATAGTCGATATTTGATAATGCTTCTGCTACTTCTTGTGCTATTAATCCTATCTGACGATCAGTGCTAAAATTTCGATCAGTTTGAGGTATAAAATCAAAACTTACTGGTCGTAATGAATGTATTATTGATGTAGCATTATTTATAGAAACAATATTAGTTTTAAATCTAGCATCTGATGTTGCTATAGTTGCATTAGTAGCGTATATCTGTGAGTTAACTTGAAGTTTGTACGCACCGTTGTCGGTTGCAGTGCCGATCAATACCTCGCCACCCTGTCTTTGAAGTACAATATTATGGTAACCAGTTTCTGCATTATCGAATCCTTGTATTTCAGCATATTGACCAACACCAGCTTGATAATAGCAACTCATTTTTAATCTTTGGTCAAGATTATCAATAAGAATACTAGTTCGTCCACCGTTGTTATCTTGCATTACTGACAATAGTTCTGGAGGGGTTGCCGCTCCTGTTCCACCTATTCCAACATTTCCATCAGCAGTTATTCTTATTCTTTCAGTGTCATTAGTACGCAATACCAAAGTATGATTTGTTTGCGTTCCGATATATCCAACTGCGCTAGAGCTTACAAAATCAATATTGGTTGTGCCATCCGTAACTCTGGTTTGTCCATTTATTTGTAACTTTGTACTTGGCGAACTTGTTCCTATTCCAACATTTCCACTAGTATTTCCAAATATGGTTGTTGTACCACCATTAGTAAATAATTCAAAAGTGCCACAATTAATTGAAAATTTATTCCAAGCTGAAGTTGATCTGTTATAGGTTTGAATACGGCTTTCATTGGCATTTAAAGCTGGAATTATCTCCATGCCTTCAGCACCAGCATTACTAACAACAAATTTTTGCTGTGGACTACTTGTTCCTATTCCAACATTTCCACCAACAGGGTTTAACAATAAGCTATATGCTGTTGCTGTTCCATCAACCCTTCCCTGTTGAATCCAACCAACTCCATCGGCACTAACTCCAAACTGTATTCCATAGGTATTATCACTATTTGTAACTAATAAAGCCCCTGTGCCACTTCCGAGAGAAGGATCATCATCAGCATCTGGTCCACAAACTTGTAGTCTCGTTCTTATATTATCATTATTAGTACTAGAACCTATACCAATATTACCACTACTATTAATTCGCATGATTTCGCTAAATCCGGCTCTCATAAATCTAACAGAACCGGTAGTATTACTACCTCCAAGACCAAGCAACAAATCACTACCATTAATTAGTTCTAATAAACGTGTCTGATTATTACATTGATCTAATAATGTAGCAGCAGCTTGAGCATCATCATAATGTACAAGCTCGCCACCATTTTCATTATATGTAAATAATGTACTAATATTAGACGAATTAGCACGAACTTGTGTTGTTCCATCAGATGTAAATCTTACTCTTTCAACACCACTAGTGCTTATTGATAATGAATTTGTACCAACAGAACTAATCTGACATAATCCAGTATCAGTATCTCCAAGTATACTAATTCCCGGTGCTGCTGCTGTTCCAGAGGCGAAAACCGTTTGAGAACTAAAAGATCCACCACCAACAACACCAAGGGTGCTTCCATTAAAGGTCAAATTACTCTCAGCATTAATTCCAACGGTACTTCCAGTGCTAGTAAGTATTCTATTATCACCACTATTAGCTATTGTTGGTAGCAAACCGCTGACACTACTATTAAAATTAGTAATATCACTACTAACATGTGTATGACCACTAACACTAACAGTTGTTCCATTTAATTGAAGAGTAGTAAAATTTCCACTAGAACTAGGAACCCAATAGTCTGTAGCAGAATTGTATTGTAAAAATTGACCATTTGTGGCCCCACTAACATCAACATCATGATTATCATCAAGATGACCATAACTGGTGGACCGCACAAACATACGTCCATTACCATTGCCATTTCCGGCATCTAAAATAATAGCAACAGCAATACTGTGTTTAGGTTCATTGTTAGTTAACTTGCCAGCAACTGTTGGATGAACATAAAGAATATCGCCAGCACTCCAAGTTTCGTCACCCACCGCATAGTTAGTTGCGCTACCATCAAGATCCATATTTTCTAGATGACCAAAATCTATGGCATAACCATTATTGTTATGGTTAACATTTTCTAGTACAACCCCCATAAATCTTACTTCACGAACCGTTCCGTCAGCAACATAAAGGGCGGGTTCTATAATACCATTAGCATGAACACCACTAGCATAAACTACTTGACCTTTATATAGTGTTCCTCCGGTTTCGTTACGTATCCTAAAATATCTATGTTCACCAATATGAATAGTAGTATTATCCGTAAGGCCAATACCTAAAGTGCCTTCAGTATCGTCCCAGCTAAGTTGACCTTTAGTGAGAATTGATTCATTATTGATATTAAAGGATAATACGTCCAAATTACCAGTATTAGCAATAATATTACCACTAATACTAACATTACCAGTTCCATTGATAGAATAACTATTAAGATCTAGATTACCACCTAATTGAGGAGTAAGATCTTCTACAATATTTGTTAAAAATCCACTAGTACTAATAGTAAGAGTACTATCAGCATATGAAAATATAATACCGCTACCAGAACTTAAAGATGTATTTAGATCAGGATAAATACCAGTTAAATTATTCCAATTAGTTATGCCATCACCAATTTTAAGTATATTATTAGTTAAATCATATCCTGGTTCACCGCTGGCTAATATCGGATTTTGACTAGACCACGTAGACGAATTTCCTTTGCGTAGTTGTATCAGATTATTAACTGGCATATATTATCCTACTAAAAACTATTTTATATTAGATTTATGGACTTCCTCCGTCAATACCTCCCCATATTATACCAGTACTACTAACTTGCAAAACCTGACCAGTAGATCCACTAGCTAGTTTTTGCACATTAATATTAGCACTACTATTAATATCAGCATCTAGTATAGTTCCATCTAAAATCATAGTACTTGTAACAGTACCAGTTTGATAAGTATATACTCCACTAGTAACAGTATCAGCATTACCATTTAGATTACCAATAAAATTACCACTAGTATAAACATTTCCACCAGAGAATTCCCATCTATTATTACTAACATTCCATACTAATTGCTTATAATCGGTTCCAGTATAAACTTCAAAACCACCAGTAGTTAATCCGCTAGTATTTACTCGTATAATATTATCACCAATATCTACTGTGGTGCTATTAACAGTTGTTGTTGTTCCTTGAACAACTAAATCTCCACCAACAGTAACATTACCAGTAGTGGTTATGCTACCAATATTAGTAACGCTTAGATTATTGTCTAATACTACAGCTTTACCAGCAACACCAGTACCAGGAGTACTACCATCAAGATAATTAACTTCTGTGGCACTAGCAGATACGTCTGTAATATCTGTTAATATGTGTGTATGACCACTTAAACTAACTCCTGTAACAGCTATTGCTAGTGTACTAGTATCGTTATTATTATCAGTATAGGTTAATTGAATATTAGATCCTGCTGTTAGTAAATCAGCAACTCTATCATTAACACCATCAACAAAGTCTGTAATATCCGCTACTTGAATGGTAGGATCGCTCAAACTCACAGTATAAGTATTACTATTAAAATTAACACTTATTCCACTTCCGCCACTAACACTGGGTAATAGTCCACTAACACTACTATTAAAATCATTAATTTGGCTTGATGTTATTCCAGTAACATTAATAACTATCTGATTCGAAGCATCTTGATAATCTACTCCTATGCCGCTAGCACCAATTATTCCGGTACCAACAATATCCATAATTTCTTCATCACTAATACTTATACTAGTAACTATACCACTAACAGCACTTTCAAAATCATTGATTTGACTTGAGGTTATACCACTAACAGAAATTCCTATTGTTGATCCATTAGCTCCTTGAGTAACTAATATACCACTATTTCCACTAAAACTATCTGGTGTAACAGCAGCATAATCTAAACTATTCCATCCTGTTATACCATCACCAATTTTATAACGCCCAGTATCAGTCTCGTATCCCCATTCGCCAGCACTCAGTGTTGTATTTGCTGATGCCCATGTTGCTGCTAATCCTCTACGAATTTGAATAAGTGTTTGAACTGGCATTATATGCTCTCCATTTTAAATAAAGGAATTTATGGTGGTATTTCTATGGTGTTCCGCAGTCAAATTCATAACTATTCAAATAATCATCAAGTCCAATAATTTTAGAAACTGGAATATCAGGAATATCGCTAATACTAATAGGACTTAATCCCATAAGTATATTTACACTAGGAGCGCTAAATCTTTCTATTTCTACAACACCAACATTATCTATAAAACTAGTTTCTAATGATATAATATTAGGCTCGCTATTTTCTATAACTATTGTGAATGGTTCGCTCATGGTTGACAATCCAATATATTATTTTGTTCGCTATATCTAATAGCCATTTTTATAGTACCATATAATAGTCTTATAATTTCATTACCACCCCCAGTGTACATTTCGTTCGGACTTTCAATTTCCAAATCATATTTTGCAGTAGCAAATGTGAATAGATTTGTTGTGGTGGCTGGAATTTGTAAGAGTAATTTACCCTCACTACCAAATATTTCAAATTTATATACTGAATAATCAATATTTGTGGTACTAAATGTTTGTACTGATCCTTCATCAGTTGTCCAAATTAATCGGGCGCACCAACCAGTTAGATCTATAGGAACCTGACTATTATTTTTGTATATTAATGATAGCTTAAATGATGACCCTTGTTCTATACTAAAATCATATTGTGATGCTGGCATAATGGATATAACCTTTGTTAACTAAAAAAGCCATTAAAACCTTCGTTATGTCTATAAAAAGACCCTAAATTAGCATTAGTTAAGCGGGGATCAAATTTGTTACCAATAAATGGACTAAGAACAGATGCTATAGCAGTAGCATTCATAACGTCCCAGTGCTCTGTTAGATCACCATATAATTTACATGCACCAGTATCAATAATATGTTTCCATCCAACCAATGATCCAGAAACTGACAAGGATGCGGGACCAAGAGCAGTTTTAATACCTTCTAAACTAGCTTTGGTTCTTAAATTACTTTGATCTATAATACAAGCTGTTTTTAAGCCCAATAAACTTACAAATATACTATCATTATTGGTTGTTGGATCAGGAGTAATAGTGTTATTAATAACATCAACTTCATAAGTTGTATCTAATACCACATCAAATTGTACATATTTAGCTGCTACTGTTATGGTTTGTGTTAATCGTCTATCGCTATATTCATAAGGAGAAGTTAAATCATTAATTAAAACTCTAACAATACGAATAATTTCTGTATCCCATGCCATATTGGTATCTCCACAAAAGAGTTTATATTTATATACACCATAACAAAAAAGGCTGGCAAAAGCCAGCCTTAATTGTTTTTGGTTTTAATGATAATTAAATATCATAGACTGCCAAGGATAATTCTACGATTATCAAGAACAGCAAAGCCTTGTTCTGCCCAACCATAGAATCCAGCTCGTTTTTGACGATGAAGAGTATCATCTTCAAAAATTTGAACTTGTTCACGAATTGGCATTATGAAACTATCTCTCTTGCGAAGATCAAGACCAACAACTAGTTCAACGTCACTAGCAGCTAATGAAGCACCTAGTTGATTGCTGAAGAATAGTTGATATTCTTGGCCTTCACCCAACTCGTCTAGATCATGAAGATTAACACCGAATACTCTATTAAGAGTACCATCAGCAGCGGTGTAGATTTCACGACGAGTCATTTCGTCAACTTGATCCATGCCCCAGTTGCGAATGTCTTCCATGGCTTCTGGAGAAACATAAAGATCAGTTAACATACCACGATTAGCTGAAGTGGAGTTACCACCGCCGTTACGACGCATAACGGTCTTCATGAGACTAACAAGTCTCTTGGTAAATTGACCAGCATCAGCATCGCTATCATAAACAACGATATTGCGGTCAACACCAGCAGCCAAGAGAGTATGCCAACCATCATCATTCATCTTCTTGACGAATTGAGCTTCTAGAACTTCCATAGCACGACCAACAACATCCCAACGAGCATCACGAGCATACTTTAGGAGATAATCGATACTGGCGCCAACATCATATGTTGGAACCATAACGTAATCACCCTCAACATGACGCTCTGGAATATATCCGTGATTAGGAATAGTATAAGCAACGAAATCCTTTTCGGTGCCAGGAGCCAAAAAGTCTAATGGAAATTCTGGAGTAGCGCTTTGAGCAAGTGTGATTGGCTCAAAAATGCCATCTAGAATATCACCATTAAGAATACCTTGACGCAAAGGTAATTCCAAGGCTTTAGCAAACTCTGAGTTAGCAGCAAGAGCTTGCTCTTTGTTTAATGAACCAGAACGAACCAAAAGATCTGTTAGTTCTGGTGTTGGTTGAAATTTAACGGTATTAGATGACATATTATTTTTCTCCCTTAATTAATTATAGGTTAACTGATACTTTTGCGTAGCCGTCAGCATCTGTTGCACTAAGAAACTGACCAATCTTAACAGCGCCAGCAGCTTGGGCTGTACTAATATAACCACTAGCAGCAACATAGGCGTCGGCACCAGCAGTTGGTGATCCAGCAACAAGATTAGTTGTTACTTGACCTTGACGAAGTAGTGTTACTTTGCCACCCAATTGCATTTCGTCTTTGTGCCAATTGATATGTTGACGGGTTAAATCAAGATTAACAACATCATTTAGCAAGATACCTAGTGGTTTGGCGCCAGAAGGATTAGCAGCATATGCCACAACAGCATTAGCATCGTCCATAGCAACGCCCGAACCAGCAGTGACAGCGGAAACAACACCGCCTCTTGTTGCCACTGTATTCATGAAAAAAGAGATATCTGTTAATAGTTCTACACGATCTGGTTTTAGAGCCATGTTTTATTCTCCCTTATTGAGTTTTTTGCCGAGTCTGGAATATACAAAATCAATTAATGCTGCTCTGGTTGATTCTTGTGAATCGTCTGAGCCACCAACAGCAAGATCAATAGCAGAAGTATCTTCTTCAGCATTGTCTAATAATGATTCGTCAGCAACCTCAGATGCTGTAACTACATTATCTTCTGATGCTTTTTCTTTCTTGGGATCTTCTGTTTTGGTTTCTTTTTTAGTTTTTTGAGCAGCAAGCAAGGATGTCATAGCATCAAAAGTGGCGTCGTCAACAGTTTCGAATCTATCGATTGTTGATTCTGCTTCTGTTAATTCTATACCAGCCTCTAATAGAGATGCCATTCTTTTATTTTTCTTTTCTTTCTTGGCCATCTCTTCTTCTTTCATTTTGTAAGCTGCTACAGCTTCGCTAAGTTCATCATAGCTAGCTTTCATCTTTTTCATTTCTTCTTCTTTGTTCTTCATTTCTTCGTCTTTGTATTTCATTTTTTCAGCAGCTTCTGCTTCGCATTGAGTCAATTTTGATAAAGCTAATTGTAGGTCATTTTCTTTAGCTTGAAGACTAGCTTCTAGTTGACTCATTTGGTTTGCTTCTTCACTCATTTGATTTGTCTCCGTATGAATGCTATCGGTGTTATTAGCAATTACACCACTATTTGTAGAAAAATGATTTTTTTCTACATTTTTTATAGTAGTATCATTGTCACTTTGTACAGACAAAGTTTTTTTAGTATTTATACTATTAATTCCGTTTAATATAATACTGTCTGGATTAGCTGGCTTATCAACATATCCTTTACCACTAAATGTAATATGTCTTAATACTCTACCAATCTTATAGTTTTCATGTTCGCCCAAACCGCCGTATGCTCTCAAATATTTGGTAAGATGAGAAGTATCCTCATTTCTGGCTAAAATTTTATATGTACCAGAACTCTTATCTAATAAACCATAGTCGAAACCCTTAAAAAAACACTCCATACTAACATATTTTGTACCATTTTCAATTTCATCTATAAGAGCTAAAGTGCGTGATTTTAATTCTTCGCTAATATAGGCTTTATAGACTACAGAACCTGTTAATATGTGAAATTTATCTGGTAAATTTTCTATGGGAGTATCGGGATCAATTAGTAATCCATCATCTGTAATTGGCCAATTAGAAGTTATATGGCCGATTATAGTATTTTCATCATGATTAAGATTTGTTGGTTTATCTTCTGGAGTATTTTTAGCTGCCCAAACTTCTTCTTTATCAAAGATATCATCATTTTTATTCCATGAAGATGTTACAAGAATAGACTGAACATAATATAAATCATCATCTCCAACAGAGGCTAATGCCTTGATATGTTTAATATTGTGTGAAGATGCAGAAGATGGAGTTACAACGGAAGCATACGATACAGAAGCATTTGCTTGAATCTGTTCTGCTAAACCGTCTTTAATTTCTTGAGCATAAATTTGCATAAATAATCTCCTTAAACTTCAGAATACACCAATGAATAAAAATAGGCCTTAGCTTGCTTATTTTCTTCTATAGATAATTTTTTGCCCAAACTTTTTTCTAAATTCTTTATAAACCTATTATATTGGCCGTATATGGGATTAATAGTATTAACAGCTTGAATATTATCAATAATTTCTTGATCATCATATTTTTCCTTTGGGCTTATAGTAAATAGTAATTTGGTTTTGAAAATTTCTGCTTCAGCATATTCTTCATTAGATAGACTTCTCATATTTTTTTTGCTATAAAAATTAAGCAGAATAGGATTAGCAATTGTATTTATTCTATCTTGAAGAGTATTTGCTGATAGTATTAGGGAGGCTCCTGTTTGTGGAGCAAATTGTTTGGTTTTTCTTTTTGAGCTATCTTTTTTAGCTGGTGGTCTACCCTGACCAGATCTACCCGCTGGTTGTTCCGGTTGTGGGGCGGCTTTCGGAATTTTTTTAGCTTTTTTAATTTCCAATTCATTTCTAATTTCTAACAAAGTTTTTTGTCCTGCTTTTTTCTCCATTAAATCTAAACCAACTTCACTTGGAGAAACTAGTCCTAGTTGTAATGCTATTTTCTTCATATCATTATCGATATTATTATATGGTCCCATTTTTTGAACCATTCTTTCTGCTGTTCTATCCTTCGACTCTCTATTAAGACGAACTCTTTCCATCTCAGGATCAGCACCAAAACGTTTCTGTAAGAATTCATCGCTAATAACATTTCTATCTGCTAGTTGTATTAGTAGTGCTTTTTCAGCTTCTTCATTACTTAAATCCATTCTATCAAATTCTATTCTAGCAGGATATCTAAAACCCATAGCTTTTTGAACTAATTCTATTTCGTTATCCCAAAATTGAATTAGAACATCACGACCATATTGTAATCTTTGGGTGAGTGTTTTTAGACTAATGAAATTATTAGTTGTTCCTGCTGCTCCATATGTTCCTGTGAGAGTTGGAGGAATACCAAGACCAGCATATACATTATTTAAATGTGGAGTATATTTACCCTCTCCTAAAAATTGGTGAACATTAGTATTACTTTCTAACAATTCTATATCTGGCCCCCACACAATATCCATTGTTCCACCACCAACATTGTTTTGTAATATTGATGCTAATTTAGCAGCAGCAGCTTTGGTTGGGGCAATCTTATGTTCTAAATTACCTAATTTAAATATGCGGATATTACTAATAGCACCGTCGAGCGCTGCCATATCTGCTAGTTTAAGTTTTTCTAGTACTGTTATATCATCCATAATAGCATATATCATTGGATATGCCCATATCTGCCAATCATCTTTTTTGTAATGATATACCAATGTTTTAGAACTATCTAACATATATGGTTTTTTACTTTTAGCAGCTTCTATTACTTCTAAGGGTAGTTTTGAAACCACTAATTTTTCTTGTTCATTTTTTGGTGAATTAATTAGTTTACGAATATTTGCTGGTAATAATAAACTATATACTTTCTTTTGCACAAATGAAGATAGTGGGCCTGCTGCTATATCAACAAAGAAAGGATCTATAAAAGTATATTTCCAAGGAATTTCTTTTCGTCCTAGTGTAATTTCTTCGTCTTGTAAATTTTGTTCATTAAAATCAGCAGCAGTAGTTTTATACATTTTGGTTTCTGTTCGTAATCCTAGTTTGGCTGTTTGTCTAGAGATTACAACATTACCTGTACGATAAATATTATTCAAAAATCTTTCGCTTCTATCTTTGCCTCGTACTTTTTTAAACCAATTTCTATAAAATCGTTCTATTCTTTTATTGGGATGAACTATACGAATACCCTGAGATGAAAAATCACCCATTAAATCAATAACATTTTTAACTAAACCTATTCTTTGATAAATAGTATCCGCTCTTTTGATAATATCTTTGATTCTATCTGGTACAGCCTCTTGTGGTCTAAAATAGTCATAATCACTACGACTTAATCCTGGTCGTCCAGAAATATTATTGGGTAAAATGTTAGAAAAATCATTTCTTAAATAATTTGATGCAATAGAGTGCTGTATACCGGCGTATTCGTCTAACGACTCTGATGATTTATTTAGGGCTGATGTTTTGCTTGATAGATCATCTCCCCATGTAACATAAGCCTCTTGGCCTATTTGGGTAGCATCTTGAATAGCATCGCTTTTTGGATATTTTTTAGCCATATAGTTTTATTAAAAGGATTGTAATAGTATTATATATTAATTACACTTATTTTTGAATTCCCATGTATATATCATCATTTGCTGCATCAGTAAACCATGATGGTCCTCTATACATTTGTTTATCTCTAGCATCGACCATATTTTTTGTACTATCTCCTATAATATCATATCTTTGAGGCTGTAGTTGATTAGTCATTTGTCTTGCTATCATATTAGCAATAATTAATGCGCTATATCTATCTTTTCTTAATTTTCCCTTTTTACCATTAGGAGTTTTAGTTTCTGGAGTATCCCAACGATCTCGTGATCCTGAGCTTTGTCCTGTTTGCGTCATTACAATGGTTGTAAGCTCATTTTTTAATTCTTCTATCTCTACTATACATTCGCTAAAACTGTCATACAGTGGATTCAGATCAGCCTCAAGAATATTTTTTCCTTCGTTTTCTAGTGCTAAGCCTATTGTTAATGAATCAAAATGTGGAAATAAAGTTATTTTATCTTCAAAATCTTTTCTTAAACCATGATTAGCTTGAGCTACCCATTCTGCTCTAGCAAATTGAACTAATTCTAAAATATGTAAACCAATTTGATGGTCTGTGTCTTTAGCTTTGTCATAGTTAATAATCGGCCAAATAAATTGTTCTCCCTCTTCCATTTTTGACGGGTCATGAAGGGCTTCTTCTACGGCAACACCACCGCCTTGAGCATCCATGCCTATGGCTAGGCATGGAAAGCTCTTCATTAAATTACGAATCTTTCTAGCACAAAATCCATAAAAATCATGTTCCTTAACTAAACCCATTTTTTGTCTATCTCTAAAATTACTTCTATTAGTAGTCCAACAATATACTATTCGTCTATGATCAGGATTAACTTCCAGTATTATTATACTAAAATTATCTTGTTCACTAGCGGGGTCAACTCCCATAACATATTTTTTATTTAAGTCTCCCCTAATACAAGGATCGAAAATAATTGGACCATCTTTTCCTATGATTGGATTCTCATCATTAACCGTACAGCTTTCTATTAAACTTCTCTTAAAAAATCCTTCGCTATCTGCTGTAAAACAAGCGGCATATTCCATATTATATATACCACTATGAATAGTAGCTTTAGCTCTAGCTACTTGTTTGTCATCCATAAATCCCTTGGGTATTAACTCATAAGGAATTCTAACTATAGAGTAGTCTTTCCAATTAAAATTTTCTGGTACTTCGCCATTAAAGATTTCTTCTAAAATTTTTGTATCACCCTTACTATTAATAATAGCTTTATATCTTTTCCAATAACTAGCAAAATGTTTAAATGAATAATCTGCTGTTCCAGATATAATTGCCTGATTACTTTTACTAATGCTTAATTCTTCTAATTCGTCGCTCCACAATCCTTGTTCTCTCATGGCCTTTTTCTTGGCTTCTGCCTTAACATTTTGTATGGGACTAGCAGATACAGCAGCGAAACCAGAGACTACTGTTTCATAAATATCTGGACTAATAGATGCAAATTCGTCTGCGATAATAATATGAGCACGTAAACCTCTAATTTTTTCTCCTGTTCCCAAAGGAATAGCAATAGCCCAACTATCTCCTAGTCTAATCGTACATCTATCAACATCTCGTCGTGGACCATCATCATTACCATTAAATATACTGCGTAATATTGGACTGTTTCTCCATAAATTTTCCATATATTCAAAAATGATTTTACTCTGACGAAATGCAGCACCCACAATCACAATTTTAGTATTAGGAACGAATATACATTTAAGAGTAGCATAAAGAGCTAATAAAAAGCTCTTACCAAAACCGCGACTAGCGATAAACATTGGAAATGGTCTGTTCCAAAATTCTTGTAAAATAGCAATCTGTATAGGATGTAATTCTATATTAAATAGTGCTTTAACAGTAAATCCAAAATAAATTGGATTAGTCATTAAGCGCAATAAATGAATATCTGGATTTTCTATATCTTCTTCTGATCGTCCTATCATTGGATTTTTAGGAATATTTATTAGACTAATATCCCCTAATCCAAGCCAAGCATCATCAAATAATTTCTTGTTGATTTCCGTATTTGTCATATATTTTTTTCATAATTGATGTTGCGTAAGTTTCTGCGTTAGTTTTATTTCCACAAAATATAACATATATATTATATGTTAAAGACATATCTAGTATCATTTTTAATATATACTTTGGAGAAATTTTAATTTTTGACCAAACACTTTTTGGTATTTCAGAACCAACAGGAAAGTTTAAAACGTCTTGTAGATCAAATTCTAACAATATAAATGGAAATCTATATTTAGACATTCGTGATAAAACATCTTTAAATCTGCTCTCCGTTATATTATTAGCAATTTCACTAACACTTCTTTTTCTTTCTATGCATAATATGTTTTCCAAACCTTCTACACTATAGTCTCCAGTATCTAATTTTCTAACAGCAGTTGCATATTCATTAAACTGCCAAGGTTTTTGTTCTCGTGTATCAACAATGATTGTAAAATTATTATCCATTATTTTGTTGTTTTAATAGTCGTTTAGATTTACTAATAGCTCTTTTGACCATTAGTCGAGCCACAGTTTCAACAAATGGTAATTTTCGCTTAGTAGCTTCTTCTTTTAACCATCCAATAATAGTATCCATATTATTTTCACACCATTCTGGTCCATTCTCATTCATGGTTATAGCTCTTTGCTTACATGAACATGTTGGAGAACTTGTTATACCAATACTACTTAACATATTGCTTAATTGGGTTCCTGGTCCATTAGGATGAGATTCTAGTGTTTTTGGAAAATATCTTTGTAATACAGCTTCAGGATCGTCTCCTAATAAAGTCGTAATCTTTTCCTCTAATTGTTTTTTAGTCCAATCCCCTAAATTATCATAATCCTTACCATGATATAGCACTAATGGCATAGGGATATTTTCAATTTTGGCTAGTATCATTTTTTGTTTTGGTCTATCCTCAAAACTAATTTCTAAATTATCTAGTACTAACGGATCAGGATATACTATTTGTTTACTTTTAGGATCAGTATATGGATATCTTTTAAGATTAATCTTTTTTTCTATGATCATTATTTGTCCTTTTATTCAGTATTAGTTTGGTAAAAAACTCAGAATAACTATCCTCATTATTTTTAATAAGATCATGATGCCTTTTACACAAGGTTATTCCGTTATTAAGGCTAAATCTTAAACCAGGAAAATCGCTCCATTTGTAAATATGGTGAGCATTTAAGCGTTGTTTATTATTACAATTAGGCCATTGACAAACGAAATTATCTCTAGAGTAAATTTGTTTTCTCCATATTTTATATAATGGATCTTTAAAGTTTCTCATAAATTTATTAGTATATTAAAAATTTACTGTTTTGGCTGGGCCACATCCATCGCCTTCACCACATACTCCATTGCAGTCATAATACTGACAATATGTAAAATTGCGACAACCTTCAGGCGTTTGATCATCGCCAGGTTGAGACATTGGTGGTGGCGTATTAGTACACTCTGAACAAGGAACATAATTTTCAGAAGCAATGTAACACGCACACGAATCTTGATCATCTCCTTGATTATCGGGAATAAAATCACAAATCCATTCTTGTTTAAGAGCACAATGGTATTGTGTAACAAATAAGCAATTTCCTGATCCTCCTTCGCATTCAATTGGTGGTGGACTAGCAAGAATTGGACCACATGCTAGATACGTTTCTTTACATACCACCTCTCCTGTATTATCATATGTAGTTTGATCTACAATAGTTACTCCACAATCACCACAATCTCCAGTATTTCCTCCTGGTATTCCTTCTAGTCCATCGATACATGATTGATTAGGATCTCCTGGAACAGTATGAATACAAAAATTATCAGCATCTCCACAGCAAGTTGCATCCGAACTTGGACAACCACATGAATAACCACCCGGAAGATTGGGTCCCCACGCTATACATGTACCAACCTCACATCCACAACATTCGCATCCTTCTTCTGCTTCGGATGGTAAAAATATAACAGTTCCACCATAATTACATCCGCACCCAGATCGAACTTTACTGCCAGTAGCACAAGATAAAGTACTATTATCTGGCCAACAACTACAGTCTGTATAATCGTCGCATTCTGGAATACAGCATCTATCCGCAACAGCTGTGGCACCACATATTGTTACTGATCCGGATACACAAGTACCTCCATTCGATTGTAGTGTCATTAGTTTGGTACCACATACAAGTCCCATTGAATTAGCGATATATACTCCTATCTTACTTCCATCTAAACCAGCCGCCCATGCATAACAATCTGTACATGCTTCGGATGTGCTGCTACTACTTCCGCTGGTAGGTCCGCTACTACCACTAGTAGTTCCGCTACTACCACTAGTAGTTCCGCTACTACCGCTGGTTGCTCCACTACTACCACTTGTACCTTCGCTAATATAACTTTCGCTACTACTAGAGCATATACAATCGCAAATATTACAATCAAAATAACAATTAGGATCAACTAAACCACAATCAATTATATTAGCATTTTCATCAGCATCTGGACATCCTACTACATTACATTTATCGCTAGTGCTACTACTAGCACTACTACTTTCACTTGTGCTATTACTAGTAGTTCCGCTACTAGCGCTACTACTTCCACTGCTACTTCCACTACTGCTAGGAGCACTACTACTTCCACTGCTACTTCCACTACTGCTAGGAGCACTACTACTTCCACTGCTACTCTCACTACTGCTAGGAGCGCTACTACTTTCACTACTACTAAGAGCGCTACTGCTTTCACTACTGCTAGGAGCGCTACTACTTCCACTGCTACTCTCACTACTGCTAGGAGCGCTACTACTTTCACTACTACTAAGAGCGCTACTACTGCCGCTACTGCTAGGAGCGCTACTACTGCCGCTACTGCTAGGAGCGCTACTGCTTTCACTACTGCTAGGAGTACTACTACCTTCGCTAACACTAGGTCCGCTACTTTCGCTAACACTAGGTCCGCTACTTTCGCTACTGCTAGGAGCACTACTACCTTCGCTAACACTAGGTCCGCTACTTTCGCTACTACCACTACTCGAACTAGAAGAACTACTACTTAAACTAATACTTTCAACACCACTAAATCCAGAACTTTCATCTTCTACAAAACATGTAGATGAAAAGTCTTCATAAATAATTTCTTGGGTTAATCGTATAGTAGACCCAAATAAATTCATATGATAAAAAGTAATATCAGAAAAACTAACATCAGTTATTCTGCTTAATTTCCAACGATATGTTGGATTATTAACTAACGAATGATAATTATTTCCATTAGTATTAATTGATCCATCAAAATTTAATTCGTATTTTTTATCCGCTATAACTTTATTAGTATCAAATAACCATACATAACGATCTTTTTGTAGTCTAACAATATCTAAGATAGTATTTCTATCATTTTTATTATCAGATAAAACGTGTAATAATATATCTTGAGATATAATCAGAGATCTATCACCAAGTCTAAATGGTTTAGCGGTACTTCTACTATCAATATCAATAATTATGGATGGTAATTGTACTCGATGTTCAGCATCTAAAGCAAAATCGCCCGTATCATATTTTTGAAACTGATTAAATGAATTTAAGCTAGAATCTAATTGAATCTCTTTCCACTGAGGAAAACTATTAGATTTATATACTTGAACAATTTTGTAGCTATAATCAGCAGCTACTATTGATGTTGGTGGCACTGCTGAATTAAAAAGTATCTGACCATTAGGATAATCCACCTTGTATCCAATAGTATTATTACCGGTTGGACCAGGATAAAAAACATTATTAATATATAGACCACTAAAAGCTAATGGTGATTCATTTTTAAAACAAACCCCACTCTCATGAACCCAGTCCTTCTTTGGAGAAATCCATACTTTATACGATAATTGAGTAGCATCCTTTTTTGGCCGTAAAAGATGCAAATTAAAATTGTGTATATTAGTTGAAGGAATAGACACATTTTGGTATGCACCAATATTTAAAAATCCCCAATCCAGAAATAACTTCATATTATTTTCAAGATTGGTTAAGAAAGTTCTGTCGCCAAAGCTATCTGTACTTAAAAAAGCAGGATTATAACTCATAATTTACCCGTCTTTTTGGCGATGTGTCTGCTAATGTATCCTGGTTGACAACAGTATTAGTATTGCAATACAATTTAATACACATTAATTTTCTTTTGATAGTACCGATTCTGGTGTTAACAAAGGAATGTCTATTGAATTGTCCTGATATTGATGATATTCCATAAGTTGTTGTTTCATTTTAGATGTGCTCATATTAATAATTTCCATTTGACGACCTTCTGCTTCTCTGATTTGTTCATCTTCCAGCATTCGTATTAGTCCCGCCCAAGAGCTTTTGCCATCTTCTATTCTTTTAATACGCTGTTCACGAGTAGCTTTAAGGTCTTTGCTAATTTTTTGTTGTTCTGCTAAAAGTTTAGTATATTCGTTAGTATAGCTTGCTATGCTATTTCTTGCAAAACTTAATTGTGTTTCTAAATTCATTAAATAAGCTGTATCTCTAGATTCTTCTGGTTTAGCATATTCTTTGTCTACTAATTTTTGTAATTTTTCAGTATCAGTAATATGTCGTTTACGTTCTTTCATGCTTCTATTAATTAAAATATCTATGGTTATAAATTGTTTAATCTGAAGTTCTTCTGCTGGTAAAACGTCTTCTCTAAACTGCTTTATTAATCCTACCCAAGTATCTTCAAAGTATACTAACTCACCACTATCAGCATCAAACTGTCTGGTAATTTCTTGCCAGAATGTTTTTTTATGTAATTTGTGTTTTAAATATTCGTATTCGCTATTATCAGTATTATCAGCTAATAGGTTGTTTTCGTTAATGTATCTTTTTATAGGATTAGTATGTCTATTAAGAACCACAGACATTTCTTCTATAGTCATCTTTTTAAGATTATCTCTTATAAATTTTTCTTCATCAAGAGCTAATTGTCCGCGTTTTTTACCCATCTTTATCCTCTGGTATATTAAGAATATTTTTAATAGCTGCTATTAAATTTTCAAAATCTTTTTTAGATACTTTGGATCCGTGTAAAACGCTCAAATAAATTTGTCTATGCTTAACCGAAATATGCTTATCTATTTTATCAAAAATTTCCTTATTTTTAATAGTATCTAAGAAGTTGGTTGATGCATAGTGATCGTTGTCATTTTCTATATGAAGGGGTTTCATAATATTCTTTTTGGCGGCATTTTTCTCTAGCCAGTTAGAAAACAAAGAACAATCATTTTTATCAGTATATTTGCTACAATCGTTATCAGGATCGGTAGATTGTTTTTTAAAGAATGGACACGTTAAACATGGTTTATCTGGTCGTTGATAATTATCTCTTTTGTAATTAAATAGTCTATTACGAACGTGGGTCCATAAGAAATTTTCCAAGGGTCTTTTTTTGTCATAATTTTTAAGTCCTTGAAGAGCGAAGATGGTGGCTTGTTGCCTCATATCTTCTGCTTCGTGATATCCAAACTTAAATTTGTAGATTAATTTTTTGCTAATTTTATCAACAGCTTTTAAGAATTCGGTTTCATCAACACCATACAAATTATTCTGGTTTGGTATTGGTCGATTCTTTTTGGTCACTTTCTTTTTCTTTTTGCTCATTTAGTAGCTCTGATATGGTTTTATTGTCCTTTTTGCATAATTCATCAGGGGTTAGCAAGTTTTCGCAACCCACAACATGTAATACTGATTGTGTAATATGTTTGCTCATAATCTTTTTCTTGACCGTTTAGGGGATATAAGTTATTATAGATAGAGTTACACCCTTGGCAATAATTAACCTTTATAAAGGAGATATTAAAATGAGAAAAGGATCATACAAGAAGTGGAATGATGCAGAAATTCAGTTTATTAAGGAAAATGCCGGATCCATGAAGGATGAAGATTTGGCCATGAATATTAACAGAATTACTGGATCTAGCGATATTACTGTGGCTATGGTTCGTCGTCAAAGGCGCAAGCTAAATATTGCAAAAACTAGGGGTCGCAGGGTAAATAAGGTTATTAGCTCTACACCTGTGGGCGAATGATAATATTTAAAAAATAAAGCTTAGAAAAGGGTGTGGGATTAGTCTCACGCCCTTTTTTTATTATACAAGGAGAAGAATATGAATAGACGACATTTTTTAAGCTTGGGTACTATAGCCGGATTAAATCTTAATTTAGGAGATTATTTATCTTTAGCCCGCGCTGATGATGGTGTTAAAAATGCTAAGGCCCAGTCAGTAATCTATATTTACTTACCCGGTGGTTTTTCCGCTCAAGAAACTTTTGATCCTAAACCGTATGCTCCTGCTGAATATAAAGGCCCCCTTAATAGTATAGCTACTAAAATTCCCGGCGTATTATATAGTGAATTTTTAAAGTCCACAGCAAATATAGCTGATAAAATTGTTACTATACGATCATTTTCCCACGGTGAAAGTGCTCATGAAAGAGGCACCCACAATATCTTTACAGGATATAGGCCCAGTCCGGCTCTTCAGTATCCTAGTATTGGTAGTATAGTTAGTCAACAATATGGTAATAGAAACAATTTGCCCGCTTATATTAATGTTCCATCTTTGCACAATGAATTTAGTGGTTCAGGATATTTAAGCCACAGTTATTCTCCGTTTGGTTTGGGTGATAATCCTGAAAATCCCAACTTTAAAGTTAAAGATTTAGTTTTGCCCGATAATATTAGTGTGGATAGATTTAATAAAAGAAAAGCTATGTTAGAAATTATTAGTAAAGAATTTAATGATAAGCAAAGATCCGACTCATTAGATTCTATGAATTCTTTTTATCAAGATGCTTATAGTATGATTAGTTCTAAAAGTGCTAATGAGGCTTTTAATTTAGCAGCAGAAAGTGAAGCTACCAAAGAAGCTTATGGGAAAAATAGTGCAGGAATGAGAATGTTAATGTGTAGGCGACTAGTAGAAGCGGGCGTTAGATTTGTTAGTATGGTTTATGGTGGGTGGGATCATCATGATAATATTGAGACTAATATGAAAAATAGTTTGCCTCCTTTTGATCAGGGTTTTGGGGCTCTTATTAGTGATTTGAGTGATAGGGGGCTTTTAGATAGTACTCTGGTTATGGTTATGACAGAATTTGGAAGAACTCCTAAGATTAATCCTACTGCTGGTCGTGATCATTGGCCAAGAGTATTTAGTGTGGTTATGGGTGGGGGAGGATTAAAGAGTGGGGTGGTTTATGGTAAAAGTAATGATACTAGTACTGATATTGATGATAATATTGTAACAGTTGAAGATTGGGCTAGTACAGTTTATTATTTATTAGGCATAGATAAAGAGAAAGTATTGTATGCTCCTGGTGAAAGACCAGTAAAGATTGTTGATGGGGGAAATATTATCAAAGAGATTATAGTATGAAACAAATTTTAGTAACTGGTGGGTGTGGATATATAGGATCTCATACTGTTTGTTCTTTGATAGAAAACAATATGAAGCCTATTATACTAGATAATAATGTTAATAGTTATAAATGGATAGTGGATAATATTAAAAATTATTATGGAGAAGATTGTTGCGTATTTTTGAATGGGAGCTGTAATGAAATATTTAACATAAATTATTATATTGATGGAATTATTCATTTTGCAGCACATAAAAGTGTGGGGGAGAGTTCGAAGAGGGGGCTGGATTATTATGTTAATAATATTGGATCGTTATTTAGTATTTTACAATTTATAGAAAAGTATAGAGTCAGCAATTTTATATTTTCATCTAGTTGTACAGTTTATGGAGAGGCTGGGGGAATTGTGGACGAGAGTAAAAATGTAGATAGTGGGTCTAGCGTTTATGGACAAACTAAAATAATGTGTGAAAGAATTATTAGTGATTTTTATAATCAAAATAAAGATTTGAATTGTGTGATGCTAAGATACTTTAATCCTATAGGAGCTAATATAAAAATTCCTATAGGAGAGTGTGCTAAAAAAACTCCTGAAAGTTTAATGAGTCGTTTATTAAACTATGTTAGTAACAAAGATAATTTTATGTTGCATGGAGATGATTATAACACTTTTGATGGGTCGGCAGTTAGAGATTATGTGGATGTTAATGATTTGTCAAACTGTCATGTGGGCATTTTAAAAAGATACATGCTAGATAGTGGGGTTTTTAAAATATACAACGTGGGAACTGGTAATGGGATTAGTGTGAAGCAACTAATAGGATCTTTAGAAAAAGTTATTGGTAAAAAGATAGAGTATAAGGTGGGACCAAGACGATGTGGAGATGTTGAGAGTGTTTTTGCTGATACTACTAAGGTTAAGAATGAATTAGGTATTAGTTGCTGTACAACGCTAGAAAAAAGTTTAAGTGATGCTTGGGTCTGGCAACAATATTTAAATAAAAAAGGCTATTAAACTGGCCAATTAGATAATGGTGGGTCGATTGTGTGAGCACCACCGGCGGTTTTTTGAGACTGATTCTCAATATCGTCAAAAAATGAAAAAACCCCCCATAGGTGGGGAAACGCCTGAGCAAATACTGTGCCACAAAAAATCTTTTTTTTCTCTCATTTTTTTCTCTTGCAATTGCCGATAATATTTGTAGGATGATGGAAACGAAAGAAAAGGATAGAAAAATGAAAAGGCAGATGGTTTCGAATCGTAATTACAAGCATCGTCAAGTTCGGACGAATAAGTGGTCAGTGTGGTATAACGGTGAATATCGTGGTACGGTATGGTCTA